CGTGTCTCTAGTTCGATCAACAACTCGATGTAGTGCTTGGCCTTCTCCAAATCAGCCATGCCGTTCTTTTTGCGCCAGCGGCTGATGTACTTGACCACGTTGCCCTCAAAGTAACCCAGTGCATTGGCGTGTATGTACTCAACTGGCTGGATCGGCAGATCCTTGTAATGGTTGCCAGCGACTTGCTTGTCCAACGCATTAAATGCTTCGTCTTCTTCCATCGTGATGGGTAAATCATTCATGTGTTTGCTCCTATGTTTGGTTGACACGCATACAGTCTAGCATATTGCTAGAACGGGATGTTATCCCATGCCCAGTGCTCACAGTCCACGGTGCCGTGCAACCACTCAGCCGGTGGCCTGGCATCAAACTTTTGGCATACGTTGCCAGATTGCAAATGCTCACAGCGCAGGCAAGTGACTTGGATGGACTCAATGTCCTTCAGTTGCTTCTTCAAATGCGTTTTGATAGCGTTCAGTTCGACTAAATTCATATTCTTTAACCTCTGTAAATTTTCCGTTCTTGCGGGTGGAAATGCGGGTGGGTGTTTTCAGTGTGTAGCCGGTGTCAAGCAATTCTTCGGTGGTGGTTTGGCATCCATTGCGTTGGTCGCACCAGTTCAGCGCCTTGCTTCTTGCAAAGCCACCATGATCTAAGCACACCCACTCACTGGCGCAGCGCAGCAGGCCATCGTAGTAATCCACTCGCACGCTGTCGGGCTTGCCGGGTTTGCGGTGCAGCTTGTACTCAACCCTGGTGACATCGTGCCAAGTGTTAACGGCCTGCTGTTGCGCTGACAACAAGGCAGCGTAAGACAGCTTGGCATCTATCGGCTTTGCCACCTCTGGCTCTTTGATCGTGCCACCACAAGCAGCGCACACCAGTGCTGCCGGTGCGTTGCGCTCACCGCACTCTGGGCAGATGCAAAACGGTGCAGACTGGTCACCAGTTCTCTTGCCACGGCTTTTGCCCTTGATGATGTCAACGGGGCCAAGGCGCTCAACGGTGTCAGTAAAGTCCAGCACCAAGCAATCATCCTTGCCATCTGAAATACGTGTGCCCCTGCCCATGCCCTGCACATACAGCACTGGCGACTTGGTGGGCCGGCACCAGATGATGCAGTCAACGTCCGGCACATCAAAGCCAGTGGACAGCGCCAGCACAGTCACCAAGCAATGGACCTGATGCGCCTTAAAGTCACGGATCAAGTCTTCACGCTCTTGTGCCGGTGTCTCGCCACAAACCACGGCGCTGACAATGCCTCGCTCATTCAGCTTGTCTGACAGGCTTTCAGCGTTGGCAACACTTGGTGTAAAGGCAATCCATTTGCGTCGATGCTGGGCCATTACAACGGCTTCTTGCGCCACTTGCAGCAGATAGCTGTCCACCACCTCAGACAGTTCGCCAATCTTGTAGTCACCATTGGAGATGCCCACTTGGCTGGCGTCAATCTTGGTGACCATCTGCACTGGCGGTGGCACCAGTGGTGACAGAAACTTCTGGTCCAGCAACTCACGCATGGTGACGTTGGACGCAATGCCAGTAAACAGCGGCTCATCGCCATCGGTCAGCCACACCTGGTTACCTCTGAACGGTGTAGCCGTCATGCCCACCGTGCGGAACTGGCAGATCTCGCCCAGCTTGGACAGAAACGTGCGGTACATGCCAGCGTCAGACGCCTTGGTGCTGACAAGGTGGGCCTCGTCAATGATCACCACCTTGATGTCACCCAGCAGGTGTGCTGATTTGTGGATGCTGCCAATGGTGGCAACAATCACGTCAGCGTGGTGCTGCTTCTTGCCCAGGCTGGCGCTGACAAAGCCCACATGGATGTTGTCAGGCAGCAATGCCTGCAACTTGGCTGCGTTCTGCTCGGCCAACTCCTTGCTGGGCACCAACACCACCGTGCGTGGCCGGTACTCAGGCCACTGGTCCCACATCTGGCGCACGATCTCAGCGCAGATCACCGACTTGCCAGAGCCAGTGGGCAGCACCAGCAAGGGGATCTCTTCATGGCTCTGGTGCTTGGTCCACCAATCAAACAGGTCACTGATCGTGCGGTTTTGATATTCACGAAGCTGCATTTTGACGCTCCTTGATCATCTGATCGGCCAACTTCAAGGCTTGTTTAACTGCGGTCAAACGATCACCGTTGGCAAGCAAACCAGTCAATGCAGCAGCGGCGAAATAGTCACGCAAGGTGATGTCTTGGATGGGTGGGGGTGTCATACAAATCGTCCTCCGTGTTGAAGTCTGAGATCCAAGGCAAACTCATCAACCAAAACCGTCTTGTCATTGCAAGCGTGGATCTCAGCACTGCTGATGTGCGTTGCATGGTTGGCTGGCGTGCCGTTGACAAACCTTTTGCCATCCATCTCATACACCACACCACCAGGCACTAGGTCAACTGGCGTGGCGCTCTTGGACAGCAAGATCGGAATGTATCGGTGCAAGTCACAGCCAGTGCGCTGAATGTCAACAGGCAAATCGGCTCGGTGCTCCATGCAAGACCAGCGTGCATTGCCATCCATCTCTGGCGTGGCATGGGCGCATGACCGGCAAGTGGGCGCTGGCACATCAGTGCCGTGGCAGATGCTGTGGTAATCGCAGAACTTGCACTCGTACCATGACGGGTCTTGGCTGATCCCCACCGGCGGCTCGGTGGCCGTGATCACCGCCACGGCTTTTTCAATGATGGCTTTGGCTTCGTCCTTGTCAAACTCAAGGCGCTCGGTGTAAATGTCTTCATCGTTCTTGTTGACCACAATGTAGATGGCGCGGGTGCAGCCGTTCTCACCGTACAGGTCAATGCTCCACTTCATGTACATCTGCATCTGCGCGTAGTGCTCGGGCTTGGCCTTCTTGACTCCAGACTTTTGCATCTCCTTGAACATCTTGTCTGATGCCGTCTTGATCTCCAGCACATGCGGCGACTTCGGCGCTTGCGGCAGGCCAGTCACAATGCCGTCAGCATTGCCCTTGAAATGGTTGCCACTGGTTGGTTCTGTGAACGACCACTGCTTGCCGGTCGATGGATCCATGTCATACACGGTGCAGCCAATCGCAGCCAGGTCAGCGTAGATGCGCGGCTCTTGCAGGTGACCCGTCTGGAAAACTCGATACAAGCGGCCAGAAAACTCGGCAGGCTTGGACCACCGAAAACTGTACCAGTGCTGGCGCAAGCAGGGCTTGCCAATCGCACTGGCACCAAGATAGGGGCGCTGTGACTCGGCGCCATACTTTGCCTTGTAACTGGCAAAGATGGCATCGGCCACAGGGTCCACAACAGATTGTGGAAGTGCGGCCATGATTTACTTCTTGGCCCAGGCTGGTGCGCTCGGCTTGGCTTGTGCTTCTTCGGCCTGCGCCACAAAGGCTGGTGCAGCCGGACGAATACCACCAGCGGCTTCGTAGCCTTTGATGTTGTTGCTGGCCTGATACTCACCCTTGGCCTCACGCACCACCACCTTGATGCTGACCGGCTTCATATGCAGGGCAGCAGTGTCTTGCAGCTTGATCACGTTCACGGCGTGACACAGCGCAGACAGTTGCGACTGGGCAATGCGCTGCGTGTCTTCGTTGCTGTGCTGGATGTTCAAGTTGTCCCACACCTTGCGGCCCTTGTACTGGCCGTCAATGATCTCAAACGTCAGCTTCAAGCCAGTGCCGTTGCCCGAGCGCAAGGGCGCAACGTCAGACTCTGTGATGTGTGCCAGATAAGTGCCAGCAGGGATTGGGCCGTTGGATGCCTGGGGTGCCACTTGCGAGGCGTCAAAATTAAAATGTGCCATTGTTTTCTTTCAAAGTTAAAGTTACGAACTGAGTGATCAAGACTGCGCTGTGGTCAGTGCGTCTTGGAATGCCGCCCAGTCAAGCGGCATATTGGTAAGGCCAAAGCGGTTGCCACCGCAATGAGCCGGGTGAGGTTCAACGTGCAAGATGCGCTCACCAGTGGTGGTGGCCTTGGTTTCTTTGTTGCCAAAGCCAGCGTCTGTTTTACTGGTAAAGATGCGATACCCTGCGTAGCCAACAACGTCAGCCCATTCTTGGACCAAGCCAGCAGCACGGTCATGCAGCTTCAAAACATGGCTGTCATAGCCCTCTGTCAACGGGTCTTCAACTCTCTTGATCTTGTCGTGAGCAATCAAAATGATGCCCATGCCCTTGCTGGAGCGCAGCACCTCAAGACCAGACAACAGGTTGCGCCACTCTTCGGCTGCGGCAATGTAGCCCTTGCCAAATCCTGGCTGCTCAATGTTCTTCCAGTTGTTGGCCTTGCACACATGGTCTTGCACCAGTGGCTCAAGCCAATCGAGCGAGTCAATAAACAGAGTCTGGAACTCATGGTCTTGGTTGATCAGCGTATCAATGGCCGTGTAAACCTCGGCCAAGCTGGTCGCCAGTGGGAATGCGTTGGCATCCACAGCGTCAGCGCCGTCCTCGGTCAAAATGCCAATGGCGTTTGGCGCCATAGCGGCAAAGGTGGTCTTGCCGATCTTGCCTTGACCAACGATCACGATTTTGGGGCTGCGCACTCGGCGCGTCTTAGAGATGGATTTCAAATCAAACATATCAGTCCTTGAGTTCAATGGTGGGTTTTGCAGGTTTGCTAGTGATGTATTCAGCGGCTTGTGCGTAGGCTGCCGAATCCAAATCTTTTAAGGCACGCAGGTGCGTCAGGTCTACCTCGGCCTTCCAGCGGAAAGCACTCTGGGCGTTGGGTTTCAGTGTGTCCCAGCCGGCTTGCACCTTGGCCGTGTCAACCGTGCGGTTGATCTTCCAGGTGATCTTGACCTCCTCGTCGGTGTGTGTGCCTTCACCGCCATCTGGCTTGGTGAATTGCTTTTCAATCAGGTCTTCAAGGCGCAGGCGCTCGGCCTTGGCGGTGGCTTCGGCCAGCTTGGCTTGACGCAGTTGTGCGGTCAGTTCAGAAATCATTTTGGTCTTCCTCGATTTGTTTTAATGCGGCTTGCTCAATTTCCTCAACGATATCCTCTGACAGCAAGTGAGCGATATCCCGACCGTAGTGGTAGGCGCTGTCGAGGGTGATACTTTCAGGGCAACCAGGCTCGTCACGTGAACCCGCAAAGGCTGGCTCGTAGTCAAGGTGGCAGATCAGATTGATGTCACCCTCAAAACTCATGGGCATGACCATGACACCTCGGGGTTGTTGGGGAGCCTTGCAGTGCTCTTCAATCACCAGTTCAGCAAAGCGGTGCAACTCGTTGACGGTGAACACAGCAATGGACAACTCGTCGTGTGCGGCTTGGTGGGCCAGACGGATAATGGTGCTGTCGTCCATCATGATGACCTCCGGCATTGCATGGCACAAGATGGCGCTTGCTTTGATTGACACACGCCAAGAATTTGGCAACGTGTCAGCGTTTTTGGTTTGATCCAAATGGTTTTCATGACGACCACCAAGCAACAAGCAGAACGGCCAAGCCAATGCCAATGGCGAGGGCCAGCACCAAGTCAAGCGCAGCCTCTGCGCGTGCGTGCAACTTGGCTGCTTTGACTTGTGGGTGGTAGTGGTATTTGTGGTGTTTCATGGTTTGCCTCAGATGGTTGTTAAATTGCCAAACAAAGCGCCAAAGTTAGTTGGCGTGTTGTTCTTGTCCCATTGAGGCAAGTCCTCTGGCCATTGCATGGCGCGTTCCAATTCGTTGTATTCCTCTGGAGTCAACTTGATGACCCTCTTGTCTTTGCTTTTGGTTTCTTCGTTCATGGTTTGCTTTCAATGGTAGGGGGCCGTGGCCCCGTGGGTGATTTGGTTTTAAGCAAGGCTCAATGCGTTGACTGCTGCACGCTTAGTGTCAAAAGCGGTGTAGAACTCAAGGCCGTTGCCGTATGTATTTGTGAGCGTCCAACCGTTGGATGTTTTAAGGATGCTGTACTGAACCAATGAACCACCAGCAGTGTGGCCCGTGATGTAGTACAGACCAGAGCTGATGCGGGAAATATTAGGTTTGCTCATTTTGTTTCCTTTGGCCTTTTGGCGTGATGGTCAGTGAACTATTTCCCTGCCATGTGATGAATTCTAGCGTAATGCTAGATCTTGTCAAGCCCCCTGCTAGAAAATAAATCATAGGTGCTTTCCCTAATGCGTTGTTGTTCAAGCAGTCTGCTAGACTCAGCCACCTATGAACACACAAATCACACCAGACGAGCGCCGACAACTGGCAGAAAAAGTTGGCATCAATGAACAGTATCTCTACCAGTGCCTGACTGGCCGCAGAGAGATGTCGGCCTCTGAGGCTGTGAGGGTAGAACAAGAGACAGGTGGCCGGTTGGGGCGCAAGATGGTGTGCCAAGGCAGTTGGCAGTCCATCTGGCCAGAACTGGTGGAGGCTCGGGCATGAGCAGCCTTACATCTATTTTCCCCAATGGCTTTGCGGCAGCAACAGAAAGCCAAGACCTGATCAACCCTGAAGCTGCGTTCAGGACTCACTGTGAGGCTAGTGGCCTGCTGATCAAAGACCTGATTGCCGATGGCGAGATCCATAGGGTGCCTCATGTGTCAAGCAAGAAGGGGTCACTTGACGGGTGGTACATCTTGCACACCAGTGGCAAGGTGCCAGTGGGCATTGCCGGCTGCTGGAAAGAGCCTACGTTTGAGGCCAAGTGGGTGGCTGACATTGGCCGCACCATGTCGTTCACCGAGAGGTTTGAACATGACAAGTGGGTAGCAGACCTAAAAGCCAAAAAGGATGCTGAGAGACTTGCCAGCCAAGCAGTGGCAGCAGAGCGTGCAGAGGATGAGGTCGGCACCTATGCTGATGCCAGCGATGATCATCCCTACCTAGTGAGGAAACACATCAGCGCACATGGCATCAAGATTGACCGTGCTGGCCGGTTGGTGGTGCCAGTGATCAACCAGTCTGGTGAGATCTTGTCGTACCAGACCATTGACGCAGAAGGCAACAAACGGTTTCTCAAGGGTGGCAAGATTGAGGGTGGTTTCTTTGAGTTGCGCGGCAATCGTAAGATTGTGTTCGTGGGTGAGGGCTTTGCCACTTGTGCCAGTATTCATGAGGCTACGGGGTACACCGTCATGGTGGCGTTTGACTGTGGCAACCTGTCCAAGGTAGCCAAGGCAGCCAAAGAGATGTTCCCCGGCTCCAAGATTGTGATCGGCGCTGACAATGACCAGTTCACTGAGGGCAACCCTGGTGTGACCAAGGGCCGAGCAGCGGCAGCGATGGTGTTTGGCGAGATTGTGTATCCATCATTCGGGGATGCTGACATGGTGGACAACAAGCCAACAGACTGGAATGACCTGCACTGCCTGCAAGGACTGGATGCCGTGAAAGAACAAATCGAGCGCGTGGCTGGGCCTGTGCGTGACAAGCTGGCGTTTGAGTTCACGAGAGCAGATGCCTTGACTCTCAGCGAGATCAAGTGGGTGGTCGATGATTACATTGAGGCAGATTCGCTGGCGCAGGTGTTCGGTGATCCAGGTGGGGGAAAGTCATTTGTGAGCATTGACTTGGCCTGCTGCGTGGCAACCGGCAAGGATTGGCACGGTCACCAAGTGCAGCAAGGGGCAGTGTTCTACATTGCCGGCGAAGGCCACAACGGACTGGCTCGGCGCTTTAAGGGTTGGGAGTTGGGCAATGGGGCCACATTGGACGGGGCACCGTTGTTCAAAAGCCACAGGGCAGCGCAACTGTATGACGCAACAGAGGCTGCTCTAGTGGCTGACTCCATCAAAACCTTGTCGGCAGAGTGTGGGCACATCCCGTCCATGATCGTGATCGATACCTTGGCTCGGAACATGGGCGGGGATGAGAACTCAACCCAAGACATGAACAGCTTTATTCAGCACTTGGACACGTATCTGCGCCAAGATTACAAGTGCTGCGTGCTGGTGGTCCATCACAGTGGGGCGATGGACAAGGACAGAAGCAGGGGCAGCACAGCCCTGAAAGGCGCACTGGATGCGGAGTACAAGTGCCAGTTGGATTCGGGCACCAAAACCATCCAGTTTGAGTCCAAGAAGATGAAGGACGCAGAGATGCCAGCGGCCAAGAACTTCCAGATTACCCAAGTGGATCTGCCCATCCTCGACAAGCACGGCAATGCAGTCAAGGGTGCGTACCTCACCAGCGTGGACATCTCTGGGCTGGTCAGCAGTGTGCAAAAGCGGACCATCTTGCCAGGTAACCAGTTGATTGCACTTAACTGCCTTGTCGCCATTGAGGTCAAGAAGCAGGCTGATGGCTTGGACGGTATGGCCGTGTCAGCGAACTACGATGAGTGGCGGGAATCTGCCAAGAGCCACGGGCTGAACTCCAGAAGATTCAAAGAATCGGTTGAGGGTTTGACTAAAAAGGATATGGTCAACGTGCGCAATGACGTGTACCGAACCGTACCGAAGGCACCAAATTCTGAGGCAATTTAAGCAATGACCATGCCAGAAACAGCCAGAATTGATGTACCGATGTACCGAAACGGCAATTATTTTGAGGGTGAAATGTACCGAACCGTACCGATCTGTACCGATTTCGGTTCGTTCGGTACAGTCCAAGTGTACCGAAACCATGTACCGATGTACCGAAACGTACCGAAACGTACCGATGCCCGACTTGCCCGTTGTACCGAAACGTACCGAAGGGGTATATATACCCCCTTCGGTTCGGTACACAAAGTCGGGTCGAACCTTCGGTACATGGGATTTGGGTTTTTAAGGGGTTGGAATGATTGAAGTTGAAATGGACATGAAGGTGGTCAGCATGGCGAACATGAGGATGCACTGGGCAGTGAAGGCGAAGTTGGTGAAGAGTCAGCGCCAGAAGGCGTTTAACGCGCTGGCAAGTGTTGCTGCACCTCCGGCCCCACCTTGCACGATTGTGCTCACCAGAGTGGCTCCTAGGGCTTTGGATGGGGATAATCTGCAATCTGGATTTAAGGCTGTGCGTGATGGGGTGGCTGACTGGCTTGGCATTGATGATGGCAGCCAGTTGGTTGAATGGCAGTATAGGCAGCGACCGGGTACGGTTAAGACTTACAAGGTTGAGATTGAGGTGATAGCATGATGGCGTGTGCAAATGCAGTTGCCGCACTTTCGGGGAAAGCACCGCACCGGTGTGAGTACCCTTATTTTTTAGGAGTCTACAAGTGACTGAAAACTTGGCGTCAGAAATGACAGTGAAGAATCGTCCAGGCAGGCCAATGCTGTATCCGATTGAGCACCCAATCTGGGCTGAGATATGCAAACAGATCTCAACTGGTAAAAGCATCACCAGCACCCTCAAGCAGCCTGGTATGCCCAGCTACCAATGCGCCATGCTCATGATTCGGAACAATCCAGAGTTCCGCGCCATGTACGAACGAGCAACCGAAAGCCGTGCTGATCGACTGGCTGAAGAGATCATCGAGTTGTCCGATGAAGAGATGCCAGCACACTTGGAAGGACCAATGGCGTCTGCTTGGGTTCAGCAAAAACGTATGCAAGTGGACGCACGCAAGTGGGTAGCGTCAAAGCTGTACGCCAAACGATATGGTGATCGCATCGACGTTGCCGTGACCGACACCCGCATTAGCGTCATGGATGCGCTCAAAGAAGCAAAGCAGCGTGTTCTCAAGGATGAAAGCAATGTTGTGGATGTGGAGAGTAAGGCTGTCGATTCGTGACATTTGGTGAGGTAATCGGTTGGGGTTTGGCTGGATTAGGTGTTGTTAGGGGCAGGGTTATGCGCTTTACGCATAGATTTTGTACAGTTACGCACACGCGCCCAACCGGCTACGCATCAGGGTTAACCCTGACAAAAACGTACGTCTACTTCATACAACGTCCATTATGTAAAGTCGATGCCAAGTTATCCACAGAAAAATTAACACCGACTGCCTACATTCCTAGTTATCCACAGGCTGGTGTGGATAACCCGCGCAAAAACCCTGTGGACAACCCGTGGCTGGCCGTCCCGCCGGCAAGGGCGGGGGGGGGAGGGCCGGCGGCGAAGGGTCACGGTGACGGTACCCCCACGAACATTTTTTAATTTTTTGTTTTTTTAAAAATCAATTAACATCCCCCCCATGCCGATCTACCAAAACGCTTTAGCCCAGCGTCCAGCCAACAGGCTGGCGTACCAAGACACCATGAGTGCGACCCCGCGCAACCAGGTGCTTGGGTACTTGGCTGATTTGGCGGCTGCGTCTTACGCACCGCAGCGCACGCAGCAGATGCAGGGCATGGCGCAGTTCTTGTCACTGCCAGCGGTGAGTCAGACGCTGGACCGGCTGTCCTATGGTGAGCCACTGACCACTGGCAGAGGGATGACCACCCAGATCAGGCCAGAGGCAATTGAGGCGGCAATGGCCGTAGCACCACTGGCGCAACCGGTGACGATGGCGACGCTGGAGGCGGCAAGGCAGGCACGCAGGGCTGCGATGGCTGGTGGCCGTATGGCTGGCGAGGAGTTGGCTGCACGCATGATGTCTGGGCAGTCAACGATACCTGGCGTGCCGGCTGCGTTTGCGCCATCGCCTGTGAACTTTGCTGTGCCGCCATCTGGCCGCAGTGGGTTTGGTGCATTTGACCCGAGGTATGACCCGAGGGTGTTGGAGCAAGAGCGTTTGCGTGGCATGACTCGGGACATTCAGTTGAATCCTGGTGCGGCGAATGCACCGGCTGTTTCACTGGCTGATTTTGAGGGCAGGCCGTTTATCACGAGCATGGCTGACAGGACGGCTGCTGGTGGTAAGTTGGTGGGCATCAATGATGTGCGGTTTAACAGGCCGGTGGAGTTGCGTGGCGGTCAGGACTACATGTTCAGCAATCCTGGTCAGGTGTGGGCATCTGGACAAGGGCCGGCCAAGGCTTTGATGAAGTATGCGGAAGAGGTCAAGAGCGCAACGGGTCAGAATCCTTTGTATTTGCCGTATCGCATGGCGCCAACTGGTGGTGATTTTGCGCAAATGACGGGTGAGACGATGTTGGCGTATGCTGACAGCGCGATGGGGAAAATTCAAAAGAGAAGCCTAGACAAGTCGATCAAGAAGATGATTCCTGATTGGTCTGGTGTGTCAGATCCGGCCAGTGTGCAGCAGTTCCGCGATGCGCCAGACAAGGTGCGCAAGGCCGTGAAAAATATGATGGACACCAATTTCCGCAATACTGGAGGTCTGAACATTGGTGGCGCAAGGTTGGCCGTGTCTGACCCTGCGCAATTGGCTGCGCAAGAGGGTGGTGTGATGAACGTGGGTGAGATCTTTGCTGGAAGCCCGTTGTTGAGATCGACGCATCCGGCGTACCCAGGTGGGGTGCCGGGTCAGGGCATTGGCACCTTGGCTGAAGATGTCAATGTGTTTGAGTTGTTGCCGCAAGTGGTTCAAGGCCGTGGCATACCGGACCCAAAAAATCCGAGGGCATCAGATTTAAGGGCGATGCAAATGCACCCTTACGCGGGAGTCATCACCAACCAGTTGCTCAAGCGCCTGGGATACTGAACAGGAATTTGGGGTTAAATTTGCTGGCGAATTTTTCACCGTACCGAGCAGACAGGAATGCCCGCACCGATTCTTCGGTGACAACGCTTACGCCGGTGACAACGCACCTGGTTTCATGCAAGCCAAGTGCGTCAAGCATTTGCTTTGGCATCTTGATGTCGGTGTTGACAATTGGAGATAGAATCATGGCTCCATTCTATCAAAACGCTAGATAAATGCAAACCACCATCTACAAGCCCGAAGACGAACAGGAGTTAATGGCAACGCTGTGGACACCGGCGATTGCCGATGACCCCGAAGCCTTTGTGCTGTTTGCTTTTCCTTGGGGCCAAGAGAACACGCCACTGGCGAACTTCAAGGGGCCAAGGAAGTGGCAGAGGGAGGTGCTGCGTGAGATCACTGAGCACATCAAGCGCCAGGGTGGCCGCATAGACTTTGAGACACTGCGCAATGCTGTGTCTTCTGGCCGTGGTATTGGCAAGTCTGCACTGGTGTCGTGGCTCACCATCTGGATGCTGTCCACCAGGATTGGCTCGACCACCATCATTTCGGCCAACTCAGAGTCGCAGCTTCGTGCGGTGACATGGGCCGAGATCACCAAGTGGTTGGCGATGAGCATTAACAGCCACTGGTTTGAAGTTGCGGCGACCAAGATCACCCCTGCCAACTGGCTCACTGAGCTGGTGGAAAAAGACCTGAAAAAAGGCACACGCTATTGGGCTGTTGAGGGCAGGCTGTGGTCAGCCGAAAACCCAGATGCCTATGCTGGAGTTCACAACTTTGATGGTGTGATGGTGATCTTCGACGAAGCATCCGGTATTGAGGACAGCATCTGGGCAGTGACTGCTGGATTCTTTACCGAAAACACACCTAATCGCTTGTGGCTGGCTTTTTCCAACCCACGGCGAAACACGGGGTACTTCTACGAAACCTTTCACAGCAAGAGGGATTTCTGGAACACCAAGGTGGTGGATGCCCGGACGGTGGAAGGCACTGACAAGGCTGTGTACCAGAACATCATTGACGAGTATGGACCAGACAGCAGCCAGGCTCACGTCGAGGTTTACGGGCAGTTCCCGAACGCTGGTGACGACCAGTTCATTCCGTCAAACATTGTGGATGAAGCGATGGGCAGGTCTAAGTACAAGGACCAGACAGCGCCGATCATCATTGGAGTTGACCCAGCTAGGTTTGGAGCAGATGCCACGGTGATTGCCATCAGGCAGGGCCGTGACATTGTGCGCATTGACCGGCATCGAGGGGATGACACCATGACGGTGGTGGGACACATCATTGAGGCCATTGAGGAGTTCAAGCCTGCCCTGGTGGTGATTGATGAGGGAGGTCTTGGCGCTGGCATTGTTGACCGGCTGAAAGAGCAGCGGTACAAGATCAAGGGTGTCAACTTTGGCAACAAGAGTGCGAACCCCATCATGTACGGCAATAAGCGTGCTGAGATGTGGGGCAAGATGAAAGATTGGCTGAGATCTGCCAGCATTCCAAAGGACAGGTTCTTGAAGACTGATCTGGTTTCGCCTATGATCAAGCCTGATTCAAGAGGTACGATTTTTCTGGAGAGCAAGAAGGACATGAAAGCCCGTGGCTTGGCGTCACCCGATGCTGCTGACGCCATTTGCGTGACTTTCGCGTTCCCTGTGGCTCACAGAGAGTACACTGAGCAACCACTCACTAGGCGCAACGCTCAAAACGGTGCTGCCACAAATTCATGGATGGGTTCGTGATGGCTACCAAGAAAAGTGTTTCCCTCTCTGTCGGTCGTGGCGAGAAGCTGCCTGCATCCAAGGGCGCGGGCTTGACAGAGAAGGGCCGTGCAAAGTACAACGCAGCTACTGGCAGCAATCTCAAAGCGCCAGCGCCCAGCCCCAAGACAAAGGCCGACCAGGGCCGTAAAGATTCGTTCTGTGCCCGCATGGAAGGGGTTGTCAAAAACGCCAAAGGTCCAGCAGAACGGGCCAAGGCATCACTTAAAAGATGGAAGTGCTGATCATGGCTACAAAACCCGGACTCTATGCAAACATCAACGCCAAGCGCGAGCGTATCGCTGCTGGCTCTGGCGAGAAGATGCGCAAACCCGGCGCTGCCGGTGCACCTACGGCCAAGGACTTTAAGGAGTCGGCCAAGACTGCAAAACCTGCTAAAAAGGCCAAGTGATGCCACTCGTCAAGTCACCCTCAAAAGAGGCATTTCGCAAGAACGTCAAGGCCGAAGTGTCTGCGGGTAAACCCGTAGCCCAAAGTGTGGCAATCGCGTATGCCGTCAAACGTGAAGCTGCCAAAAAACCAACAATGAAGACCAAAAAATGAGCCTCCAAGCCCTGCAAGACTGCCTGATCGTGCGTCCAGACATGGAAAAACACGAGTTGTTTATCCTTTTGAGACAGAAACAAACTGGCACGGGTGTGGTAATCTCCGTTGGGCCTGAAGCCAAGGACGTGAAAGTCGGCGACAAAGTGCTATTTGGTGATTCCATCGGCCAAGACCTAAAATACGAGGGTGACAACCTTCTGGTCATGAGGGAATCACACACCCTCGGAGTATTTGACGCATGAAAGACACCACCGGAATCGTAGCCGCAGCAAATGTGGCAAAAAACGGACCAAACTCGTCAAAAGGCGGTTCCGAGGAAATTCTGACCGTTGCCCGTTCACGTTTGAACACAGCGATGACTGCGTTTTCCGAGACTCGTGAAGACGAGCTTGACGATTTGCGGTTCTACGCTGGCTCTCCAGACAACCAGTGGCAGTGGCCCGCTGATGTGCTCCAGACCCGTGGCTCTTTGCAAGGTCAAACGATCAATGCCCGCCCCTGCCTGACCATCAACAAGCTGCCGCAGCACGTTCACCAAGTGACGAACGAGCAGCGCATGAACCGCCCTGGCATCAAGGTGATCCCGGCTGACGACAAGGCCGATGTGGACATGGCAGACGTGTTCAACGGCGTGATTCGCCACATCGAGTACATCTCCGATGCTGACGTGGCCTATGACACCGCCTGCGAGAACCAAGTGTCCTACGGCGAAGGCTACATCCGGGTCTTGACCGAGTACTGCGACGACAAGACGTTCGATCAAGACATCAAGATTGGGCGCATCCGCAACAGCTTCAGCGTCTACATGGACCCCTTGATCCAAGACCCCGCAGGCGCAGATGCCCGCTGGTGCTTTATTACGGAAGACATCCCCAAAACTGAGTACGAGCGTTTGTACCCCGATGCAGCGCCTATCAGCACCCTCATGAGCCTTGGCGTGGGCGATCAGTCCATCGCCCAGTGGATCGGCGAGAACACCATCCGCATCGCCGAGTATTTCTACATCGAGTACGAGAAGCACACGCTCAACCTGTACCCCGGCAACCAGACTGCGTTTAGCGGTACGCCCGAGGACAAGATGCTGCGCGAAATGTTTGGCAAGCCGATCCGCACCCGCGAAGCTGATCGCAAAAAGGTCAAGTGGTGCAAGATCAACGGCTACGACATCCTTGAAGAACGCGATTGGGCTGGCTCCTACATCCCCGTGGTGCGCGTGGTTGGTAACGAGTTCGAGGTTGACGGCCAGATGTACGTGTCGGGCTTGGTGCGCAACGCCAAGGATGCCCAGCGCATGTACAACTACTGGGTGTCGCAGGAAGCTGAGATGCTGGCGCTGGCCCCCAAAGCCCCGTTCATCGGGTACGGCGGTCAGTTTGAAGGCTTCGAGCAGCAGTGGAAGACTGCCAACACAAACAACTGGCCTTACCTTGAGGTCAATCCAGACGTTACAGACGGCCAAGGCGCTGTGTTGCCACTACCCCAGCGGGCACAGCCTCCGATGGCCTCCAGCGGCCTGCTGCAAGCCAAGGCGGGTGCTGCCGAGGACATCAAGTCGGCCACCGGCCAGTACAACGCATCGCTGGGCATGACCAGCAACGAGCGTTCGGGTAAAGCCATTCTTGCGCGTCAGCGTGAGGGCGACATTGGCACCTACCACTACGTTGACAACTTGGCCCGTGCGATCCGTCACATTGGCCGTCAACTCGTGGACCTGATCCCCAAGATTTACGACACCGAGCGCATCGCCCGCATCATTGGCGAAGATGGTGAGCCATCGACCGTCAAGATGAACCCAGGGCAGCAAGAGCCGGTCAAGCGCATCGTGGACCAAGAAGGCGTGTTGATCGAGAAGATCTACAACCCCGGCGTTGGCAAGTACGATGTGCGCGTGATTACCGGTCCCGGCTACGCTACCAAGCGTCAAGAGGCTTTGGAGAGCATGGCTCAGTTGCTGCAAGGCAACCCACAGTTGTGGCAAGTTGCTGGCGATCTGTTTGTCAAGAACATGGACTGGCCCGGTGCCCAAGACCTTGCCAAGCGGTTCAAAAAGACCATCGACCCCAAAGTGCTGGCCGATGATGACGATCCAGCTTTGGCTGCTGCCAACCAGCAGATGCAGGCCATGCAGGCTGAGATGGAGAACATGTTCCAAATGTTGCAAAACGTCAACAAGAGCATGGAAGTCCGTGACTTAGAGATCAAGGAACAGGCCAACCAGATCAAAGCATTTGATGCTGAGACTAAGCGTATCAGCGCCGTGCAAGCTGGCATGAGTGAGCAGCAGATTCAAGACATTGCTATGGGTGTTGTGGCGGCTGCGATGGAAAGCAACGACAATATGGTCATGATGAATGAGCAGCGTCAGATGCCAGAAATGCAGCCTGAGATGATGCCACCCCAAGGAGAGATAAATGAAATGCGCTGATTTTGTAGGCGAATTGTTCCTGGCCCGTGACGTGGCCCACTCGGTTCACTTGAACACCCGCAGCTTTTCCAAACACATGGCGCTGAACACGTTCTATGATGAGGTGATTGACTTGGCCGACAAGTTTGCCGAGGCGTATCAAGGCCGTCATGGTCTAATTGGGCCTATCAGCTTGATGAGTGCCAAGAAAACCACGAACATCATTGAGTTTTTGGAGCAGTCCCTCAAAGACATCGAGGATATGCGGTACGAGGTGGTGAGCAAAACCGACACCCCGATTCAGAACATCATTGATGAAATCGTTGGGCTTTACCTGTCCACCCTGTACAAGTTAAAATTCTTGGCATAAAGGAACCGTCATGGAACTTCTCAATCCCCTTACCAAAGCCAATTTCCCGGCTCAAACCGCCTCTTTCACAGGAAGCGCAGCCAACACTGCTGGCTGGCCCGCTGGTCCTGAAGGTGTCATGGTCTGGTCCACAGAACCTTGCTATGTCGAAGTTGGTGAAGGTGCGGTGGCAACAACTGCCAGCACACCGATCCCCGCATTCACACCCATCCCGTTCAAGGTGGCAATCAGCACCAGCGGTCTGTGGCGAGTCAGTGCCATCCAGATCTCGTCTGCTGGCGTGGTGTACTGCAAACCGATGAACACAAAATGAGCTTCCTGGCTGTTCGCAACGCTGTTGGCATTGGACTGGGTGGCATCATCACGCTGTTTGGTGGTCGCAACAGCGAACAGGCACAAAGCAACCTTTTAGCTGAAGACGGCGACAACCTCGTGCAAGAGGACGGTGGTCTGATTCTTTTGGAGTAACACATGCCCGCTGTATCGCTTTCAGTCTTTGGCGGCGTTGGTGCCCAGTTTTTTGACAACAGCGGCAATGTGCTGACTGGCGGCAAAATTTACACCTACGAGGCTGGCACAACTACGCCGTTGGCTTCGTACACCTCGTCGTCTGGCAACACCGCCCACACCAACCCTATCGTGCTAAATGCTGCTGGCCGGGTGCCTAGCGGCGGCGAGATTTGGGTTCAATTGCGGCTGTACAAGTTTGTACTTGAAACCAGCACAGGCGTTCTGATTGCCACGTATGACAACGTTGGCAGCAGTTTCAACGCCACTGCAATCATTGCCAACTTCACAGGCAATGGTTCCACTGTTGCATTCACGCTGGCAAGCGCACCCGCAAGTGAAAACTCCACCAATGTGTACATCAACGGCGTGTACCAGCAAAAGAACACGTACAGTGTTGCTGGCGCTGTTATCACATTTTCAGAAGCACCTCCAGTTACTTCATCAATCGAAGTCAACTACGTTTAAGGAACAATCATGGCAGATACTAAAATTTCAGCACTCCCAGCGTCAACTACCCCGCTTGCTGGCACTGAGGTGCTGCCAATTGTTCAAAGTAGTGCAACCAAACAAGTCAGCGTTGCAAATTTGACTGCTGGCCGATCTTTTGATGCTTTGGGTATGACCCTGACATCAACCGATGCTGGTGCAGCAGCAGCCCCATTACTTGATTTGTACAGAGACTCAGCAAGTCCAGCGGCTAATGACACTATTGGCGAGATTGAATTTAATGGTGAAGATTCGGCAGGTAACAAACAAGCCTACGGTGTAATTCACGCATCTATTCTCAGCCCAACCTCTGGCGCTGAACAGGGGCAACTTCACTTTGAAACCGCAACTGGCGGCGCGTTGACAGAAAAGATGATTATTGGCACGACCAATCTTGTGATTAACGAAATCGGCGCAGTATTTAACGTGCGGATTGAAGGTGATACAGACGCTAACCTTTTCTGCACAGATGCAACAAACAGCCGTGTTGGTGTGGGAACAGTTGGCCCAACAGCAAAATTGGATGTTGTTGGCGGCGATATTCGGATTGACAACGGCAACCTAGTCATCGGCACATCGGGCAAAGGCATCGACTTTTCTGCCACATCGGGCACAGGCACAAGCGAGTTGCTGAACGACTATGAAGAAGGTGTTTGGACGCCTAATTACGCATTTTCTGGCGGTGGTTCTGCCCCGTCTACCAACAACACTGGTTTCTACACCAAAATTGGTAGATTGGTTACGGTAAATTTTTACATTTACACTGACTCAGTTTCCTTGCCAATTGGTAATGCAACAATTTCTGGCCTTCCTTTTGCGTCGGCAAACTTATCAGTTAATATTTCCGGTGGTTCAATTTTGGAAGTGCGAAGATTTGCAACAGATATGCCCAATTTTAAGATTGGCGTTACACAAAATTCTTCTGCCATAACTATATACAAACAGGCGACAAACAGTTCCTCTCAGACGCCCCTCAACGCAACAGATTTCAACGTAACTGCGGCGCAGAATTTACTGGCCGGAACAATAACTTACATTACTGCGTGAGGCAAATATGGCACTGACAAAAATTTCGTACTCCATGATTGAGGGTGCCCCAATCAACGTGATTGATTTTGGCGCTGTTGGTGACGGTGTTACAGATGACACAACAGCAATTCAAGCGGCAGTCAATGCTGCTGAAGCAAATCGCGCTAATGAAATTCATTTTCCTGTTGGCGAGTACGTCATCACTAGCACTATCACGCTGACCAGTGGAATTCGCTTGATTGGTTACGGTGCAATGGGCGCTCAAGTGGTGCAAGGCGCAGTGTTTGTCCACAAGGCAAACAGCGGCGACATGCTTCTTTGGAATGGTGCCAATCCGGCCACAGCCCGAGGTGTTGGTGGGGGCATTTTTAACTTTCAATGCGTCAAATTTGCAGGCTATTCTGGCGGCGATGCAATCAAACTTCTTGCCATAAGCGATAACTTGCGCCCCGGTGAATTTACGGTAGAAAACGTACTTGTTTGGAAAGGAAACGGTGGAATTTGGTCCCGTGGTTTTCATGTAGACGGCACCGCAGCAAATACACCGGGCAGCAAAGGCGTTCGCTCTATTAAAATCGACAAACTTCGTGTGGCCGATTGCTCAGTAAATAATGAGTACATTTACCTGAATCAAGCAGTTCACGTTGTCAGCGAGTATTTGCAAATTGACGCTGGAAGCGGTACTGGCACAGCGGGCATGACAATTGCCGGAGACTCGGACAACATCATTCTTAATGGTTTGATTTTGAACGGTAATTTAATTATTGGCGGCTCTAACAACATGAACGTGACCCTCAATGGTCGCATTGGCGTATTGGACGTAAACAACACTGGCGTACTTGGCGCAGCCAATATTCAGTCAACCGCCATTACCAACGCATCGACTTTCTTCAGAATTGTCTCTAACGTCACCGATTCATTCATGGCTGTTAGAACAACGCCTGCGCTTAACGTGACTGGTGATGGAACCACATACAAAGTTGAATTTGACTCGGAAATTTTTGACTCTGCCGGGTCTTTCAGCGTTGATACATTTACAGCCAAATGTGCAGGCCGCTATTTGTTCACATGGTGTGTTCTTTACAGTGATCTAGCCGTAGGCCACACGCGACAAGACACCACGATTGTTCAATTGCGAAGTGGTAGCACTATTGCTTCGTTAGCAACTGTTTCAAATCCATACGCTGCATCCACACCAGCAGGCGGCAATTACTCTGAAGCAGGGTCTGCTGAGTTGTTGCTTTTTGAAGGCGACACGGTAGATTTACGGGCTAATGTATCTGGCGCGGCTAAAAACGTGGACGTTTTTGGAGCCGCTACTCAATACACATGGCTTAGTGGTCAGTATTTACCATAAAAGATAAATCTTAACAAGCGCCTTCTTAGCGCATAATCTGAGAACTGTACCGGTCCAGTAGACCGGATTCTTGGTTTTGATTGGAAATCAAAATGGCATTAGAAAAAATTGAAATTGTTGACCGCATCGAGGTCATTGAATTAGGTGTCGTCCAAGTACGCACCAAGACAACTATCATGGAAAACGGCGTTGAAATCAGCAGCAAGTTTCACCGCCACGTTGTTTCCCCCGGCAACGATTACAGCGCCGAGGATGCCCGTGTGCAGGCCATCTGTGCTGCCATGCACACTGCTGACGTGATTGCAGCCTACAAAGCTGCACAAACTAAAGAATCTGTCGCATAATAGTGACACACCCTTACCGGTGAGGTTCACCGGGAACTCTAAAGAGTTGAAACATGACTGATGAAGTCCAAGCCTTAGCGGAAGTTGACTCCGCGCAAGCACCCGAGGTGACGGCCACCACGGACAATGCACAAAATGCGCCGGTAGTAGCTGAGAATCAAGACGGTGGCACCCAAGAGGAAAAAAAGTACTCGCAGGCTGAAATCGACGCGATGATTGGCAAGCGCCTCGCAAGAGAACAGCGCAAATGGGAACGTGAGCAGCAGGCAAAGCAGGCACCCGTGCCAGCAATGCCAACGGATATTCCGACAGCAGATCAATTTGACAGTCCACAGGCATACGGTGATTTCATCCGTGCCGAAGCTGAAAAGCTGGTCCAACATCGGGAGATCCAGAAACAACGCGCTGAGATTGAAGAAACCTTTGCAGAGCGTGAGGAGGAGGCCCGGTCTAAATACGATGACTTTGACCAAGTTGCGTATAACCCGAACCTTCGCGTCACCGATGTGATGGCCGAAACCATCAAAGCGTCTGACCTTGGACCCGACCTGGCCTACTGGCTGGGCAGCAACCCCAAGGAAGCTGAACGCATTTCTCGCTTGTCGCCACTGTTGCAAGCGCGTGAGATTGGAAAAGTCGAAGCTAAAATATCTGCCGAGCCTTTCCAAAAGAAAACATCGTCCGCGCCTGACCCGATTCGTCCGGTAACCGCACGAGCAAGCAACCCTGGTGTCACTGACACCACCGATCCTCGGTCTACCAAGACACTGAATGTATCGGACTGGATTGCTGCCGAGCGCCAAAGACAAATCGACAAAGCACGGGCAACCCGCAACCGCTAAATAGGAAATCATCATCATGAGCAATTCGATT